AAGCCATAATCGTTGCCGGTGTTGATCATGTAGTCGGCGCGCAGATAGCCGCCTAACTTGATACAGGTGTCGGTGCCAGGGATGTACCAGAATCCGGCACCATACAGGGAGCAGATCCTCACGTATTCGACCGGGCTGGCCTTTACGGGAAGGTCGGCTGCCTGTGCCCCGCTCACGGCGACTAGACCCGCCGCTGAGCTGAGCATAAGGCTCTTAACCAACTTCATGTTAACCTCCAAGTTGCTCTAATCAGGGAAGGTTCCGGATCCGCTGGGCGAAAACACCCTTAAGCCTGGTCCCCAGTTCCCGTGACCCGTGCCTAAGCCCCATCGCGCCTTCGGACACACCCGCTAAACGCGAGGGACGTAAGCGACGAACTGAAACACGGGACGACTTCGGGATGCCCCCCTCCGTCGTAGGAACAGATTACTGAAGCACTCTGCACAAGCAACAAAGGAACGGCTTGGAGACGCACGGTCCAGCGCGTTTTTGGCCGGGTGTTGCATAAACAACACTGTTCTGAAATCTCTGCTATTTTCTCCGGGAGGCATTAGGCCGCCTCCCGGATAGCAGTCTTTTCTTCCTGCTTCACAGAGCCTCGTTTCACGCGGGCCTTACGGCTCGCGCCAGAGCGCGGTTCTCCACAGGCTGACACGGCCGAACTGGCCGCCAATCGAGCGAGGTTCAACGCGGCATTGACGTCACGCGGAGCCTCGAAACCACAGTCGTCGCACTTAAACTCCCGTTGCGACAGGGCCAGCGTCTCTTTGACGACGCCGCAGCAAGAACAGGTCTTGCTTGAGGGATACCAACGATCAGCTATCACTACACGCGCGCCGTAGAGCGCGGCTTTGTAAATGAGCTGTCGACGAAATTCATGAAAGCCACCGTCCATAATCGAACGGGCGAGGCGAGGATTGGATGCCATGCCGCGCACGTTCAGATCTTCAATACCGATGATCTTGTAGGTCTTTGCCAGTTGGGTCGTGAGCTTGTGCGTGGCGTCGCGGCGGATCGCGGCGATCCTACGATGCACGCGCTGAAGCCGTGCCTTAGCTTTGCGAAAGTTATGCGAGCCACGACGTTTACGAGACAGTGCCTTGTTGGCCCGGCGCTGCCGCTTCAATGCGACCTTGTGCGCTTTCGGTCCCTTAATGACTTCGCCGGTCGACAAAGTCGCCAGCGCAGACACGCCGAGATCGACGCCGACAATAGTTTCCGGCTGCATCACTGGTTTCACATCGTCTGTCTCGATTATCAGCGACACGAACCAACGCCCGGCCTCGCATGAAATGGTCGCGCGTTTCAATGGACCAGAAAAGCGAACCTCCTCACGCATCTTCACCCAGCCAATCATGGGCAACTTAATGCGCTTGCCGTTAGTCCTGAGGCTACGTTTATCACAGTCGGCACAAAACGACGGCCGATCTTCCTTGCGCTTGGGGCGCGGATACTTACCACGCTTCTCGAAAAAAGCCCGAAAGGCCATGCCGAGATCAATGATCGCCTCTTGCGGGGCAGTCTTGGTGACGTCAAACATCCACGGAAATCGTTCGCGCTTGATAGAGTTCAACTCACGGCGCAGCGATGCATCTGACGGTTTGCCACCAGCTTGGTACTGGCGCCTCCATTCTTTCAGCGCCCAATTATAGGCAAATCGCGCCGTTCCGGCAGCGCGCGCAAAATACAGACGCTGCGCTGCGTTCGGATCAAGTGCGATTTTATGAGCGAGCAGCATCTTCTTCCTCCTTTCTCATCAAAAATTTGGCGTAGAGCGACATCGCTCGCCATTGTGTTTCCTGCATCGCTTCGAGACGCAAGGATTCGAGACGTGCGCCGCAGCGGATCACGGCGGCATTGGATGCGATCGAAAATCCGGCGGCGACCCTTGTCGCCCTTGTTCATGAAGTCGCCAACGCGCGTGCTAGTGATGGATTTGTAGACCGCGTCAAACGCAGCATAGTCGGCAGCGAGCTTGCGCTTGTAAAGACGCAGGCGCCCGCGGGCCTGGGCGTCGATCGGATCACGGGTCATGGCTTCACCTCAAAAAGAACCCGATCTAGATCCCAGAATCGATCGATCTCTTCGCTTCGCATGGCCGATCACTCACCTTGTCGGCGGATGCTAATGCGCCCTGTCGAAAATCGAGCGGCTCGGCTCCTCGACCGTCCCGGCTTCAGCACCGGCACTGACAAAGAGATCGCAAAGATTCACGCTGCTGGCACTCAGGGTCGCGCTGTGGTGTTGCGGACTTGAAGCATAGCACACGTGACACTCACCTGAAAGTGGCGCCTCCGGGCGCCTTTTCATTTTCAAGAAGGAAAACCTATGTCTGAGACTACCGCCCCCGCGGCTGATGCCGCCGGCCCCGTTGACTATCCGCCACCCGCAATAACCCAAGAGGCACTTTCCCTCGATGATGCCCTCGGCATGTTTGCAGGGCAGAAAGAAAAGCAACAAGAGGCCGACGACTCGCCACAGGCTGAGCCGGCCCATGAACCGGCTGAAGAAGCCGGCGCCCCTCCTGAACAGGATCAGGGCGAACAACCGGAAGCGACCGACGAGGAAACCCCTCCCATCGAGCCGCCCCGGAGTTGGACGAAAGAGGCAAAGGACCGCTGGAACGCACTTCCCCGCGACACGCAAGAGTACCTTGCGCAGCGCGAAAGCGAGCGTGATCGTGGATTGTCTCGGAGCCAAAACGAGCTGGCAGAGCAACGCAAGGCCGTCGAGGCCGAACGCGCGGCTATTGCCCAGGCAAAGTCTGAGTACGAGTCCCGACTGCCTGCACTGGTGCAGGCTCTTCAAGATGCGAACGCCGGCCAGTTTGGCGACATCCGGTCTATCGATGATGTCACCAAGCTCGCCCAGGAAGACCCGTTCCGCTATCTCCAGTGGCAGGCCCATCAGTCAAAGATGGCGGCTGTCCAGGCTGAAGTGGACAAGTCGACCCAGGCGAAACAAGCCGAGTCGCAGGCCGCCTGGAATACCCATGTCCAGGCTGAAGCTGCGAAGTTCAACGAGGGGCTGAGCGACACCGATCGCGGTCGTCTTAAAGACCTGATGGATGCAGCTCCCAAGTTTCTTGAAGACCGCGGTTTCGCGAACAAAGAGCTGACCGACTTGTGGCAGGGCAAGGAGAAACTATCCCTCCACGATCATCGGTTTCAGAACCTCATCCTGGACGCGATGAAATACCGCGAGCTGCAAAAGGCGCCGGCTAAGGCGATTCAGAAGCCTGTCCCACCTGTTCAACGCCCTGGTGTCGCTCGCAACGCAAATGCTGCGAAGGTCCAGAGCGTTCAGTCAGCCACCCAGAAACTCAATGCGTCGGGCTCAATCGAGGATGCGATGGAGCTCCTCCGCGCCCAACGTGCAAGATAGAAAGCACACCTAGATGTCTACCGTTACCAACACCTTCCTCACCGGCGCCGCGATCGGTAACCGTGAGGATTTGTCGAACATAATTTACAGAATCGATCCCGTTGACACGCCATTTTTGAGCGGTGTCGCGCGTGAGACTGCGACCGCAGTAAACCACGAATGGCAGGTTCAGTCTCTCGCCGCGGCGTCGACCACGAACTACCAGCCGGAAGGCGACGACCTCCTCAATGGCATGGCGCTCGATCAGGTCACTCCGACCGTTCGCCTGGGCAACATTGCTCAGATCTCCAGCAAGAAAGCCGCTGTCTCGAACACGCAACAGGCCGTGGTTCACGCCGGTCGCGCGAACGAGATGGACTACGCCGTCATGTTGAAGGGCCTGGAGCTCAAGCGCGACATGGAAACCACGCTCTGCGGCATCAATCAGGCGAAGTCTTCGTCCGACCCCCGCAAGCTGGCCTGCGTGCAGTCCTGGATCAAGACCAACACCTCGAAGGCCGGCTCGGACCCTGCCGCGGCTGACGGCACCGGCACCCGTACGGATGGCACTCAGAGAGCCTTCACTGAGAACCAGCTCAAGACGGTCCTCAACGCGATCTGGGTCGCCGGCGGCAAGCCGAACACGATCATGACGGGTGCGTTCAACAAGCAGGCGTTCAGCACCTTCACGGGTCGTTCGACTCCGATTGAACAGGCGTCGAGCAAGAAGATCGTCGCCGCGGTCGACGCCTATGAGAGCGATTTCGGTCGCCTCAAAGTGGTCCCGAACCGCTTCCAGCGTGCCCGCGACGTGCTCGTCCTGGAGATGGAAAAATGGGCTGTCGCGTTCCTCAAGGGGCGCAACATGACCTCGATCCCGCTCGCAACGACCGGCGACTCGCAGAAGCGCATGGTGGTCAGCGAGTACACGTTGGTTGCCCGCAACGAGAAGTCCTCGGGCGGCGTGTTCGACCTGACGACTTCGTAAGAGCCATTATCACCTTAACGGGGGCTTCGGCCCCCTTCTTTTTCGGAGAAACAAATGGCTCTTACTGCTAATCGTCCACATTACGAGGTTGTGCTCGCAGAGGGCACTACAGCGATTGGCTCCACGCCTGTCGCGATGAACTTCGTTTCCCCGGTTGCTGGCTACATCCAGCGCGTTCACACGGCGTCCTCGGCGTCCGTTGGCGCGACTGTGACTGTCGCTGTGACTGTCAACGGCGGCTCTGACATTGCTGGCGGCGCGTTGACGCTCGCCAGCGGTGCCCCGGCCTCGAACAGCGTTGAGATTCCGCTCGTTGGCGCTAGCTCGGTGTTTGTCAACGCTGGCGACTACATTGTCTGCACCCCGTCCGGTGGCTCAGCCGCTGCTACGGGCGCTTGCTCTGTCGTCATCCGCGCCCTCACCTAACGGAAGCGCCCCCTAACCGGGGCGTTTTCTTTTTGGAGATACAATGGCAAACTTCGTTCCCAAATCCTCTTCATCGCGCCAGGGCGTATCGCAGGGCATCACGATCGGTGCGTCCAGCACCGCGTCTGCCGCATTCGGCTCGCAAACCTTCCAGGTTTTGCTTTCCACGACCACGGCATGCAACTTCCGCATTGGCGATGGCACCCCGACAGCCGTTGCGACAGATACGTATCTGCCGCCGAACTTCCCGCTCTACTTCACTGTCACGCCTGGGCAGAAGATCGCGGTGATCGGCACGACCGGCACTCTCTCGGTGACCGAGATCTCGTAATGGAAACCAAAATCTACCTCGACGGCGACAACTTCACCGTCGAGACAACCCAGGACGTTACCGCGATCCTGGACCGCAACGCTGAACTCCGCAGCACGCCCCAGAAGAGTGATTGGGGCCGGCACGTCGCCTCGATCCCCAACGTCATCATGGTGCGGTGGCTGAACGAGGAATGGAATAAGGGCAATACCACTATCACCCTGTTTGGCCCAGAGATGGACGCCCTGGTCGAGCGCAAGCTCAAAGACCCTGAGTGGGCATACTTGCGGACTGACAGCGCCCTGGTTCAGGGCTTCATGGGCTTTGGATCGTGATTAGCACTTACACCGATCTCACAACGGCGGTCACAGAGTATCTGGCGCGCGACCAGGACACGACCCTGATCGCGCGGATTCCAACCTTCGTGCAGCTCGCTGAGGCGAAATTCAACCGCATGCTGTTCTGTCGACAGATGGAGCAGCGCGCGGTGACTGTGCTCGACCCGACGCAGACTGAGCCTGAATACATCGCGCTGCCGGTCGGGTTTCAGTCGATGCGCCGCATCCGCTTGACGAGCGTCTCTGGCAAGCCAAGACTCCAGTACAAGAGCGGGTCCGAAATGGACGAGTACCGCTACCAGAACGGCGACGTTGCCGGTCAGCCCTGGTATTTCACGGTCTTCGGCAATGAAATTGAAGTCTGTCCGACGCCTGACAACGTCTACACGGTCGAGATGGTGTACCGGCAGAACGTCCCGGCCCTGGCGAGCAATTCAACGAACTGGCTTTTGGCGCTCTGCCCCGATGCGTACCTCTACGGCACCCTCCTGGAATCGGCGCCGTACATCAAAGAAGACGAGCGCATCCAGACCTGGATGCTCGGCATGCAGACTTCCATAGAGGCTCTTAACGAGCTGGAGAAAACCTCGAACTTTAACGCTGGACCGCTGGTTACGCGGGTATCTGGAGTCACTCCCTAATGGCAACCTTCAATAAGTTTTATACCTTCCCCGGCGACGTTGCGAGCGGTACGCACCAGATGCAGACCGGCACCGCCCAGGTCTACATGGTCTACCTGTCTAACACTGCGCCGGTGGCGACCAACACGGTCTACAACGTCCCGGCTGATCTCGCGACCGCCAACGGTTACACCGCGGGTGGCGTCTCGATCGGCACGATTACGGGTGCGCAGGCCTCTGGCACGTTCTCGTTTTCGGGCGCCACGAGCCCGTCCTGGACGGCATCAGTCGGCTCGATCGGGCCGTTTCAATATGCCATCCTCTACAATTCGACCCCAGGAACGAAGCCGTTGATCGGCTGGTGGGACTACGGCACCGCGATCACCATCACGAGCGGCAACACGTTCACCGTCTCCCTGCCGTCGCCGGTCCTGACGATTAGCTAATGA